GCCAGCGTCCGCGACCTGCTGCAAGAAATTTGTCTGCTCATCAGTCATCTTTTTGTAGCCGAGCGTCTTCAATTCCGCCGCCACGAATTGCGCGATGGTCTGGCCGACCATGTCCTGCGTGATGACGACGGGCCGCCATCCGACCGCATCGCTTGAGCCGGTGCCGAGGCCGATCTTGACGCGGTAGGCGTTGATAAGCTCAACCATGTGTAGCGGCTTGCCCTTGTTGTCGAGCGTGCGCTCTTCGGTCACCTGGCCCATCCATGCCCCGCCGACGAGGTTGCGAAAGAGGCGCCAACCGAGCGGGGAGACTTTGATCTGTAGGCGGCGGAGGACGGAGGTCTCAGCTTGTGACATATTTACTCCTCACAACAATTCATCATCATCCGGCAACGCCGGAGGACCGACTATATCAGCCATGTCTATGCGTACCATATTATACGCCTTGCCCAGGAGCTTCCGCGATCCAATGTCACGCCCTATCCTTCGTAGCAGCTCCTTACACGTCCCTTCGTAGCGCCCGAAGAGTTTACGAGCCAGGTCGTGCGTAGGGGCGATGTCGAGCGCGCTGTCATGGTACTTGATCCCGTGGACGGCGAGCACTTCCATCATGGCTTGCCGCTTAGGCCCGTTGGTCCTTATAGCGTTGATTAGCTCAATGACCGTGTGCGTCTGGTTGTCATCGAACCGCACAGTCGCATGGAGCATCGCGTCCAAGCAGCGGCGCTCCTCAGGGATGGCATCGGTCGGCGCGTCCTCCACGAACGGAACAGCCACAAAGCGCGCCTCGTCAATTGACGGCGCATCGTCATGCTCTAAGTACCAATACCCCGCCAATAGCGCCCCGAGTTGGTCGCCTAGACGCGAGTCACCGCCAGCCTCGACTATGGCATCCGCGAATATCTCCGCCGCCTCCATGATGCCGCGGGCGTGGCGGATGGCGCGGGACCGGAAGCGGACCTTGAAGTCGTCGCCGATGAGCGACGCGGCGCCGTCGCGGAAAGCCCGGTATTGCTCCCGCCGCTTGGTCTGGTCGGGCTTGACGATCTCAAGCGTCGTGATGCGGTTCCGGTCAGTCGTCGAGTCGATGGCGTCCACGGTGGACGCTACCAGAAACGCCGAACGCGCGGTGAACTCTTGCGACTTGCCGCCGACCGTGCCCTTGACGATCGTGCCGCCCGACGACGCCTGGCGGAATAAAAATAGGGTCTTTTGCACCTGTTGCTGTCGGTCGTGGCTGTCGGTCTCGAACTCATCCACGTAGCACGGGAACGCGTCCAGGCCGAGCGACTGACGGAGACCCGCCTCGCTAGTCGCCCCGGACGGGGATAACGCGCCGTCGCCCTTGGAGCCCAGGACGGGCTCGATGATCAGCTTGAATATGGTTGACTTGCCGGTCTGCGTTGGCCCTGATATCCACACGTGCGGCCGCCATTTGAGCGCTCCACAAATCGGCGCAAGCATGAGCCAGCCGGCAAGCAGTAGACCGTTGCCCGGCATCTTCCAAGACGCCCCGGAAATGATTGACGCTAGGCGCTGGCCTTCCTCGGCGGTCACCATGGCCGCGCCGACCTCGACCGGCTCGCACGCCTCGTAAATATTGCGGCCGCGGTATTCGTGGAGCGGTATGCGCTCCCCCGTGTCGCAGTCGATGAGCACGTCGCCCGCGTGGTAGAGGATGCGCCCGTCGTCATGCCATGCGCCGCGGCCGCGTATTTTGGTAGGCGAGTAATAGCCAGCCTCGATGCACGCTTGCGTCAGATCGGATAGCGCAGCGTCGTACCACGCTTTTTCACGGTCGGCGTAGGTAATTTCCCAGTACGAAAGCGGCGCAAGCATGAACAAGTCCGCTTTAGTTTTGACGTTAAGCACCTGCCGCGTTGCATTTGACAAAACAAACCGTTCTCCATGATCTACGCCGATCGGCGTATATGGCAGCGCAGACGCGTCAACCGCGACAGCGGTCGGAAGGTGCTCCGCGATGAAGGCGACCGGGTCAACGCCTTCGGCGACGGCGTCGGCGATGTCCCAGCCCTTCGGCTTGCCTTCGATGGTGAGTATGCGCGTGCCTGGCAGTCGCTTGGCGATAGCGGCAGCCGCATTGAGCCCGGCCTCGTCGGCATCCGGCCACACGATAACGCGGCCATTGCGTGCGGCTTCCTCAAGCGGCGACCAATCGGTGCGCGATGTCGCCGACGCCCCGCCAGCCCAGGTAACGACGAGATAACCGGCAACCGCCACGTCCGCACACTTCTCGCCCTCGACGACAAGGATAGGGCCTGTGTGCTTGGCGATCTGGTCGAGTTTGTAGAGCGGGCGGTCCGAGTCGTACGCCTGGCCGGTATGCCATGCATTGTCGGTGCCGTAGTACCACGGCAAAACGTCTTTTGACCCGTCTGGTTTTTCGTGGCGCGTGACCGCAAAAGCGACTCCGCCGTCGGCTGTGTTGTATTTCCAGCCGCGTACTGGCTTGCCGTGCTTCTCGACGCACCACTGCGCGGAGATTGCCGCGTTGAGGATCTTTAGTGCAGACTCGGGGACGGGAATTTGCGGGGCGATCTTGTCTTTCTTTTTTTTGCTGCGGACGTCAGGGCGGGGCTGTCGGTCGTCTTGGACGGTGCGGCCCGCCGTTTTTATAATCTCCTCGGCGGCCTCTTTTTTCGTGCATCCCCTGATAGCGACCAGCAGGCTCACAAGGTCGCCGCTCGTGTCGTCGGCGAAGTCGTGCCAGAGCCCAGCCTCGGATATCGAGAAGCTTCCTATGCCGCGGTCGCCCCTTGTCGGGTTAAGCGTCCAGTATTCCCCGTTCTCCCAGTACGCTCCGGGGCTTGAGAATAGCGACTCGATGACTTGCCCGGACACGGCGGCCCGTGCCTGTTCGAAAATTGTTTTCATGTATGCCCCATGTTAGACGTCGAGAACTAGGTTATCCGGCCTCTTCTTCGTCTTCCTCTCGCAAAACAAATTCGGGCTTGAATAAGACAATATTTTATCTTCCGCCTCTCGGCACATTTCGCGCTTGATTTCAAATCCGTACGCTCGTCGGTTAAGGTTTTTCGCCGCTAGCAAGTGGACGCCGCTACCCGCGCACGGGTCAATTACAACGTCATCCTCGTCGGTAAAAATCTCAACCAGTCGCTCGATAAGTGCGAGAGGTTTTTGCGTCGGGTGAATCTTCGGCACATCGTCGCCTCTAGGCCAGTCAAGGCAGTTAAAAACCATGTTTCCATGGTTGCGAAACTTTGGGAGCTTCTCCCTGTACAGAATAAGCGCGTATTCACAATTGCCGACAACGCGCATATTTGCCTTGAGTACCTGAGCGGAAAAGTTTTTCCGAAAAACAAGATTGATATAATTATTAAGGCCGTGCTTTTTGGCTTCTTCAATCAAAATGAATTGCTGTTCAAATGAACAAAACACGATCATACACGGAGCGGCGTTGCGCTCCTTCGGTTCAGGCCTGAGCATCTTTGAACAAAAGTGCAAGAATTCGGGAATCTTGAAGTGCTCGTCGGTGTCAAAGAACGGTTTTCCGGCAAGCTTGCTTTCTCCGTTTGAATTGTCTCCGTCAACGTACCATTGGGGATTGGAGCCGTATGCGTTGATGCCGACATTATAAGGAATATCGGTCAAAACAAGCTGAGCTTTTGGGATTCCATAGACTTTGTAGTTTTGAAAATGGTCATTAAATAACTTAACGCGTTCCATATACCGGCTCCCTTGCCTCAACTATCCGCCGCGCATACGCCCGAGTCGACGCGTACCGCGCCAGCGTGTCTACGTCCCCGCTCCGTACCGCAGTCGGACCCGCGTTGTATGCGCATGCCGCACGGTACCACGTGCCCAATTGACGGTGCAGGTCCGCCAGGTAGCGGAGTCCCAGCTTTGCCGAGTGTATCGGGTCAAGCGGATCAAACTGCGCAACCTCGCCGCGGCCGTACCAATATGTAGCCAGCAAATGCGACGCGTTGCCCGGATGCGTGTTGATCTGGTAAAGGCCCACCGACGGCCATCCCCCCGGCTCTTTGTTGATCGCGTCGGCGCGTCCGCAGGTGCCGGTATGCCGATCCCCTGATTCTTCGACTTGGAGCCAATACGCCACGGATACCGGGACGCCCTCGGCCCGTGCGATGTCCATTACCGCGGCCAGCGTGTCGGCGTCGATGGGTGCGGCGTATGCCGTGGCGGCGCACAGAATAAGCGCGGCAAGTATAACGCGGGTCATCGTTCAGCCGCCTTATAGAGAAATTCGGCGCTACGATTCCAGACTGCCCCGTCGGTCTTGCACGTGGCGCAGTGCTTTTCCTTGTCGTGGACCTTAAAACCGCCATGGCATGGCTTCGGGTTTGTGCATCGTCCTTCCCGGTAATACAAACATTTTTCGCGGTCGATCATATCCGCCGTCCAGCGTCTTCAACGCTCATAGCATCCATGCGCTCGCGGATCGCCTCGGCCTCGCGATATTTCTGCTCGCGGATGCCCGGAGACGCGGCGCGGCCAGACTCGATGAGCGCGTCGTATTGGAGCTTTAGGACTTCGTACGTCGTCGGCATGCCCATCCTCATCCAGTAGATAAGCTGGTCATTGATGCTTCGCTGCTCTTGACGGCCGCAAAGCCTCGCGGCTTCCTTAATCCATGCGGGAATCCTTATGTGTGTAAGCTCGTTCACTTAGTCGCCTCCTGATACTTTATTGTATCATATTATAGCGACTTTTTAAGGATGTCAAGCTATTTTTTTAGTAAATTTCGCGCCTGGCGGAGGAATTCGTCGGTCATGACTTTGCGGGAGGAGTATTTTGCCATGGCGTCGGAGTGCCATTTCGTGGCGTCGATTGCAACGCGCGCTTCTTCCAGGTTGCGGATCATCTTCAAACGCTTGTTGCGGTTGGTCCGCTCCCACACGCCCGACGGCCGGTTTCCTCCGCGCGGCTTACCGACGAATTGGTTGACACCTAACGTCCCGGCGTGGTAGCGCTTGCGGACAACGCGGGTCGGTGATCCTCCGCGGGCGAAAAGCGTCGCGACGGGAACACGCCGGCCACGCTTCGGCCTTCGGTATCCGCCCGTCTCTTGCGTCGCCATGTAGGGCTGAATTGATCCCGTGATCGCGTTGATCTTCGCCGCGTTGGCCTTCGGGCTGGCCTTGTAGAACCGGATTGACCGCTCGGTGTACTGGTTACGGAGCGTCATGCGGTCGCGGACGTTCTTTATAGACTGCACATGCGCGAACCCCGCCACAGTGTTGATGGTGTCCGCTATGACGCGGGGAAACGTGCCTTCCGCCATGCGCTCAAGGCGGCGCATGTAGGCGCGATACTCGGGTGGCATAGCCTTACTTGACGGCACGCCATGCCTCCACCTCGGCAATACCCGCCTCAACGTCGATGACGTATCGGGTTATGGCCAGCCAGTATTCGGTGCTCATAACCACGCGCCCGTCGTCTAGGCGATGGACCTTGCCATCCGGGTCGGGGAATGCCGGCCAGGCGATGACGGGCAGGTCAGGTCTTGCGTCGGCGCTTGGCAATGTCCGACAGGACGCCAAGGCTACCATCAAAATCAGCGGCAGGATCGCCGGTATCAACCTTGGCTTTGTCTGCGGCTTGCTCATGCTTGATGACCTCCGTTTTTTTTGCCAGCTCATCCTGGAGCCTTTTGCCTTCTTGGTAGGCGTGCAAGATGCCTTCAGCGTCAATGCGACGCCTGCGTTGATCCGCCGCGTACTTGACGGCCACGACGGAAACGAGGCCGGCAGCAACGGCAATAAGTATCGCGTTCATGCGTCGGGACCCCATACGATATGCGCGTCAGGGTCGTTGTCGCGGTTATAAAGCTCCAGCTGTAGGCGCATGGTGCGGCTTTTCCACATGTCCCATTCCCAGTCGAACTCCGCCTTGTAAAACTCAACGATGGTTCCGTCATCCAGCACAAGGGCAACCTCCCACAGGCCAAGCACAGGGTCGTTGCTGGTATCGGGCGGAGGCGAGGCCACAGGCGGTACGTTGATATATCCCCAGGCGTTATCTGGGTTGTCGCGGTTGTGGATCTCAACGGTCAGCTCAATGGCCCGGTACATGATCGACGGGTTGTCTGGGAACGGCTCGTAGGCAATAACAGCTTCATCGTCATAGAAAATGTATCCGACGCCTGGCTCAACGCACTGGGCAAGTACATGCGGGTTTTTGTTAATCCCGTAGGCGTTGCCGTTCCCCGGCACCACGATGCGCGGGACACCTGGGGCCTTGGTAGATGCTGACTGCCTGGGGTACGCGATCCATCGGGCGTCCTCGGCACCACCCACGGCGGTAAGGCGCGGGTCGTTGGCGTAGTACTCGTCCATGGGTATGGGCTCGGGGACGATCTGTACCGGGTTCTCGCAACTGGCAAGAATCATGGCGAGCATGATGGCAAAAATAACATTCTTCATAGTATCATTCATAACATCAACGCCGATGTCAAGTTAAAATTATTCCCCGATTTCCTGCACGGCATCGGGATCGTCAATTCTCACGGTCCATGGGTCGTCGGGATTGTCCCTGTTGTGAATCTCAACGGTCAGGCCACAGGCGCGGACGATTACGTCGTTGTCGATGACATGGGACTCCATGACCTCGCCGGTTTTGTTGATGATGTTCACGGTTTTCATGCTACGTACCTGCCTCCATGAAGATAAAGATGCACAGTCAAGGCGGGGCCGTGGGTTTCGGCGGCGGTGCGGGGGGTGCCGTTGGTGCCGTCGGTTCGCGGTGCTGTTATCCCGGTGGTAACAGTGTCTCCGTCGCCAAGGGTATTGATCGTTGAATATTTTGGATCGATATATTCTATTAGTGACGAATAGATTCCGGGCCACCTTTTAAAGTCGTGAAAATGCCCCTGCATATATCCCCGCCGCCTAAGCCCGCCGGAAACGAAGTAGCCATTCGCGTCGTTGACGCCATGGAGTGCGAGGCCGCGTGCCGTCCATACGCGGGCCGTCGTGGTTGACCCGGCGATACGGTGCGTGTAAAACTCGACGGTCCATGAACCAGCTGCACCACCATTTGCGGCCGTGTACGCAAACGACACGGTGCGGGCCGACGGGCTTATCGCCGTGATTGCGTAAGTCCCGGCGGTGATGGGCCCGATGGCGCTGGCCAGTGTGATGGTGCGCCAGTTGGTAAACGAGCCGTGGACAGTCTGATCCTCGGCGAGCGCTGACAGGAACGTGATGTGGTCCGCGTTGTTTGTAAACGTGAGCGTCGCCACGTTCGAGTCAATGGCCCAGTTCGTGACCACTGGCGCACTGATTTCTCCGGCGAGGCCTTCCTTGAAGATCATTTTGACGTCCCGGAGCGCGGGAACCATGTCGGGCCAGTTGGTCGCGCTCACGTCCACGTAGCTGTCAATGTTCGTGAGGCACAGGCGCGGGAAATACGTGTCCGGCGTCGCTCCGTTGAACGCAACAGGTGCCTTGGCGTTTCCGGCGCTGGCGATGATGTCAAGGACTTCCGCGCCCTTTTCCTTGATGCCCTTGACTATGTACTTGTACAACTGGGCCAGGTCTCCGGCACTGGGTGTCCCACCGAGGCCGACTATCGCGTTGTAGACTTCGTCCTGGTGTGCGTTTTGATCGGCCGCGATTATCAGCGTACCAACCACACCGCCGCCGGGGTTGTCGTCTACGAACTGCCCACCGGAGGATCCGGGGGCGGTAGTTTTGTTCATGTGTGCCTCCTATACAACGGCCGTCCGGCCGACAATTGCTAAGCCGACGCGGCCGACGCCGCATCTTGCTACTGTTCCTTCGGTTGGTGTATACGCCGTTGATCCACGGCCGCAAATTGCGCGGCCCACGGTACCGATACCGCAACGCGCTACGTCCGCATCGTACACCACGCGGACTTTGAAAACCGCGTCAAGATGCGCGGGGCTTATGCGTTGCGTCAGGGCAAGCAAATATAAAAAATCCCGCGCATAAGGATAGAATCCGCCAAGGGTGTACTCATGCGTGTCCGTCTCGGTGATGGTAACGTTTGGGAATCGGTTTTGTATCTTGTCCCGGATGTAGCCGATGGTCTGCGCGCCGACGGTTGAGTAGACGGTGGATGCGGCCTGCTGTTTTTCCGCCAGCGTTGACCCGGCGGACATGGTAATCCCTAGCGCCTCAAGCCATAGATCGATCGTCGCATCGGTTGCGGTGGCGGGGCTTGCCTCGGTCTGTACTTCGCGCAGGAATTCGCGGGCGCGGTCAAGGCTTAGGCCCAAGCCGTCAAGTACGGCGCGCATCTGCGTTTCGGTCTTGATAGGCAGTAGCCGCATCAGCATGGTGAGGCTTAGACCGGCCATACGACGGTCCCCAGTTTTACAATTTCCGAATCTGCCAGGGTGTGCTGTTGCAACGCGCCGGGCGTGCCGTCGATTTCCATGGTTGCGACAATTCCTTGAGCGCCCGCGCCAATCGCTTCGGCAAGCAGGCCGGACAGGCTTATAACGTTAGTCGGAAGCGCTTCATCAGCGTACTGCTTTGGGAAACGTCCTAAAAGATACGCCGTCCATGCCGCCTCGATCGCGGAGCGGAGCGGAGCGTTGTCAGGGGTAACGCTGGTCACCGTCAGAGTTATAATGCGCTCCGTCATCGCCGCGGTTACAACCGTAGCACAAAGCGGCTTGCGGTATTCATTTTCAAGGTACGCATTAACCTCGGCGATCTTTGCTCCGTCGGGAATTCGCGTGCCTGTAAGCGCAATGAGCGGGTAGACTGTGACAACGCCGGGGGCCGTGTTGTATGCAAACGCCTTTACGATGCCAGGGACTTCCAAGGCCCAATTGATGTAGTCGGGTATCGCTCCGCCTTGGGGCAGGTTCTTTTGCCGGAATGCAATGCGGGCGCGGAAAACCTCTAAGTCCTCTTCATCCTCGCCGGTGGTAGTGGTGCTTGCTATGGTCGCGTCGTTGTCAACGCCTGACTGCGGGGTTACAAGCGATATAATCGCGCCGTTGGCAAGGTTCCCCGCGTCGCCTGCGGTCAGGCACTCGACGGTAATGGTCGCCGTGCCGGCCACGATGGCAACGTCGGCCTGCTGTTCGTAGACGATACCGCCGGATTGCCAGAGCCAGCCGGCTTGCGTTACGGTGTCGCTTGCGCCGGTTACCGTGGCGGTAAGGACCGCGGCCTGGGCGGGCTTGCGCGTCAAGCCGTATTCCGCTCCGCGTCGGGCAAGCGCTTCGGCGGCGGCGGTGGATACAAAAATCTGATCGTAGACCCATGCCCCGAAGCGGTACATTAGCGCAAGCACACCGGCAAGCGCCGTGGCAAGCACGCGGAAAAAAGCCTTCGGCAAGGTCGGGACGGTCTGGCCGATTTTTGACTCAATGTCGGCGACGATTTGGTCGCGGATGGTAGCGATGGTCGGGATGGTTATCATGCGACGCGCGCCTCCATGGTTGCCCAACTCATTTGATAACGGATCGTCACGGTGCGAGCGGGCTGGGTGATTTCAATGACAAGGCCGAGGATGCCGATGGACACGATAGATGCAGTTACCGTTATTTTGTCCGCTATGCCTTCCGTCTTCATCCAGGCCAGCGCATCGGCGACGTATTTTTCTGCGTCAAGGCGGGTCTGGTTGGTAAGCGTGCGGCGGTAAAGCGATTCAATCTTCGACTCGTAGCGCTCCGATGCGTCGGCGGCCAGGATGTTGCCCCACCATGACGGGCCGGAAAAAAGGGAGAGATAGACCGCGTTTTCTAGGCCTTCGTCCATTACCGGTTGACCGCCTGATATGGATAAGTCATGCGTCGGGTCGTTGCCGACTTGAGTTATCTTCGGGTCTCCGTCTAAAAGCATCACCGCCATAGTACCTCCACAAAAGTATACCACAGATATCGCGTTACTGACAAGTTAGCCCCCCGTCTTTAGCGTCGTTGTTTGCGACGCCGATATGTCGAGCGTGAGCGCTCCGGGTGTGCCGGCCCCGTCTAGCTTTGTACCGAGGGCCGTATTAAGTAAGCCGACAAAAGTTGCCAGCGCCGAGGCCAGCTCCGCATGGGTGACAAGCCGTTTAGTGTCTCCGTTTATTTCGACCGTGCCGTCGGCGCGCAATTTAATAAGCGCCTGCACCGCGCCGGATGCGTCTGTCGAGTATATCGCCGCACCGCCAGCGTCGAGCGTGATGTCGAGCGTGTAGTTTTCCGTCGCGATCACAATGCCTTCGCGGGACCCAGAGCCGAGCGGTACGAAGATCCCACGCGTGCCGTCGATGGGGCGGGATCGGAATCCGTGCTGTTGGTAGAGCGTGGCCTCACGGGTGGATCCGCCCAGCCCGATACCTTTGACGACTACGGAGTCGCCGGGGGAGGCGCGGAGGCGGCGGATTTCGGCGTCGCTGATTTCGACGATTTCGATTAATCCCATGGTAGCGTCCTTGGTATGGTGCCCGCGTAGGTCTCCGGTACGATAAGCCGCAGTGCCGTGGTCTGACCTGAGTCGGCGTCCATCTTGTGCGTGACGCCCGCAATCAGCCATTTTGATTCGCGGGAAAGCATCGCTCCGGGGGCTTGCAGGGTGATAAGTTGACGCTCCGCCCAGCGCTTGCCGTCGGGGCGCCGCCAGCCGGATATTTGGACGCCGACGGTCATTGAGTCGGCGAATGCTTTTGAACGCTCCCAGGATGCGGCCAGCTTCGGATCGGTCCCGGCGTCGTCTTGCTCGATAAGGCGCGGACGGTAGCGTGTGATGGTCGAGTCGTCCACGCGGCCGGAGACGTCGGAGAATCCGTCCTGCTGGCTTGACACCTTATAGTAGGAAAAGCACGCGGTAGAGTCGAAGTCTGGGTCGACCGACAGGAGCGGGGGCTTTCCTTCGATGAGCGTAGCGATGGGGTCGCGGTTTGCCAGTGCGCGGCCGTCGGTGATGACGAGTTGGCCTTCATAGGAGGAGTTGAGGAGCATATTGCGGGGGCCGGCCAGGGAGGCAAGGAAGTCGTACGGTGGCTGTCCGAATTTGGCGGAGGCGATCTCGATGGCGGGAGTGTCGGCGTCGGCTCGGACGGCGACTCCGAAGGGGCGAGCGAGCTTGCGGGCTATGGCTGCCAGCGTCATGCCGGAATACTCAAGCGGGCCGTCGATGGAGCAATCGACCAGCTGCCCGGTGAGACTGCGCCCCTGGACGTTGAGCGTGCGTCCGTCGGGGCCGGTGTGCGGGGCGACTTTTTCCACGCGGCCGGTCAATACAACATCGTCGCCGATCAAAACTTGCACGTCTTGATATTTGCGCGGGACGAATGCGGCTTTGACGGCTGGGTCTGATGGGTCGAATGGCGCGGTCAAGGAGAAGGCGTCGGCGCAGTTGTCGATGCTCATGCCTATGGTGGCGGCGGTCCATCCGGTGAACTCGCGGCCGTTGATAAGCAGGCGCACTAGGTCAGACATAATACATGACCTCACGGCCTGCCGGGACTAGGCATACCTCGCAACCGATCAGGTGGTTGACCGCTATGAAGTCATCAAGCGCGGCGTCAAGGTCGGGCACGTCGGCGGCGGTGTCGCCGTAGAATTGCGCTATTAAATTAAGCGGCGTTGTCTCTACGTCAAGCGTTATGCGGCGCTCCGACCGCAACGAGAAGGCGCGGTCAAGTAGAGACGACCGGGCTCGGCTTGCGGCGTCGATAAGCGCTGCCAGTACGTCGGGGTCAGGATGGTATCCAGGTACCGCGGCCTCGGCGGCTTCGACGTAAGTCAAAACCGTTTCGGTTATC